CTTGATTTGCCATTATTTTCGTTTTCCTTTCGTTTTCTTCAAATTCCAAATTTCACGCTTCAAGCGTTTGTTTTCTTGTTTTAAGCTCACTATCTTATCTTGATATTGATTGATAATTTCACCGTACTCGATAGCAAGATTGAGATAGTCGCTTGTCCTGTCGTAATATGACTGCTCAAAATCATCTTTTAAAATTATCATGTTGACCTCAATCTAAAATATGCTGTTTGACATCTACTCGATAATCAAGCGGAAAGTTAAAGATGATGTTTAACCGCTTATCTGTTAACTCTTGTATTTCTTCGATGAGGTCTTCATCAGAATAGTGTCTGTATGTTTTATATGTCTTAGCTAATGTCATGCTTTCATCGTTAACGAGTTCGTCAATCGTTTCAAGCAACGCTTCTCTTAAATCATTTTGATAGAGAAGCAGTTCATCATCAAGTCTAATTTCAATCATGATTACACCTCTCTCGAATTAAATATAGCTGTGAATTTTATTGCCTTTGTGGTCTCTAGCTAAGTATTCATCATAGCTTAGAATTATGCATTTTTCTGCAATTAAACCAATTACTTTATGGTCTAACTTGCCTTCAAGAATTACATCTTCGCTCATTTTTTTGAAGTTTTTAAAGTAAGTAATTTCAATCATGATTATGCCTCTTCTACTTCTGAAACGAAAATCTTTGACATTATATCGCGAACTTTCGATGATGCTTCGTCAATGAAAGTATAAACAGCCATGTATTGATTTGGCGCTTCAACTTCCATTCCAATATCAATGCCATCATATTTTCCAGATACATAATATTTCTTCATTTCTTCACCTCTTTGATTTCAAACGCAGGGTTTTCCCAATAATTCAATTCTTCAAGTTTTTGCTGCGTGAAATGATATTCTTCATGCTCTTCAACAAATGCATAAGAAACGTGAACACTGCTTAATTTACCAACTCCATTAGTGTACAAATATTCTTCAGTTGCCACTTGGAACACTGTATACAACTTATCTTTCTTGATTTCATAGCCATAAAGCAATGCGTTCACAAGTCTGTTTTTGGTCTGTTCACTATCTTCATCATCATCATCTCTATATGAAAGTTTGTATTTTTCTTCATGAATGTAAAACTCAAAATCATGACCCCAACCCTGACGCGTAATAATATACAGACAGTTAAGAAAACTTTTTACTTTCTTTAATTGCTCAAGCCATTCAGCCTCCTCTTCGTTTAATGTTGCTTTTTCTGGTTCGTTGACAGAAACAATGTCCTCTTCTCTTACGTCAATAAATTCATCTGCTGTATTCACTTCATAAGGAAAAGAAGCTTCACTACAAGAACTTACGTCTGTAATTCGCCCTTTTAAATAAATGTCATCACCTTTTTTATATTTCATTTTTTCTACCTCAAAATACAATCATTTTCATTTGAGACATCTTGCTGTCTCGTGCTAGCTTGTTGATTAATTCTTCTTCGCTAAGCTCTAACAACATAGCTCTTACCTCGTTTGAGTAGTTGTAATAGGTCTGCTCGAATTGCTGGATAAGTCGTTCTTTCATGCAGTATGACCTTTCCAATAATCTTCAAGGTTAACTGACATAATAGCCGTTAAATTTCGCTGTGATGTCAGAATTTGCGCTTTGTAAGGTGCGAGACCTGCGTTTCGCTCATTGTCATCTTTGGGCAGATAATAACCACTCGCTTCCTCTTTCTTGCTAGCGACAATTGGTTGCTTGAATTTCACACGCAAGTTTTCAATTGTCTTTTCAACTTCTCGTTTCTTCAAAGAGAACTCTGTTTCAAGTTGTCGGCGTGGCACTGGATTCTCAAAACTGCCACGATTTTTAATAAAATTTAGGATTTTGATTTCTAATTCGTTCATCGTTTGCTTTCAGCTCCTTCCGAAAATTTAAAGATACGGTCTTTGTCTCCTCGCATGCCTTTTGTTAAACGGTCAACAAATGCGTTGTCATATATTTTCAAAAGTTCAGCTCGTGAGAAATTCGTATTAATAATTGTTTTGTTTCTGCTATCCAAAATATTAAACAGAAATCTGTAAGTCCATTCATTGACTGGTTTAATATAATTACCTGTACAGGTTTCTTTCCCTAAATCATCTAAAACAAGATAATCACATTCTGTCAGCAACTTTGTAGCAAATTCTTCTGTAAAACGCCCGCCACCATTAAAGCTGGCTTGTACACGTTGAATAAGTCTTGCAACTGGCATGAAGATGACGCTTTTTGGTTCGTTGTAAATTTTAAACGTGTCATTCAATGATTTAGCAATTGCAATTGACAAATGACTTTTTCCAACACCTGCGTGTCCTTGTAAAAATGTATTACCTTCTCCGCCTTTGCCGTAGTAGCGAATGGCTCTTTGTGCGAACGCCAAGGCTTTTTGGTCTTCAAGATTATTAGTCTCAAAATTCTTGATGGTGGCATTTTTTAAATCGCTTGGAATAACGCTAACCGATTCAAAAGTCGCCCATGTTTTCGCTAGCATTCCATTGATAGTCTGTTGTTCAGCACTTGAACGTTTTAAGCGTTCCAATTCGCTTTTTTGACATTCTAAACACATAGCAATACTGTTGTATTCGCCCTCTCGTGTCATACGTCGATAATATGGCTTGTTGTGAATCGTACAGACATCTCCAGTATCTAACAGAATTTTATTGGCTATCATGTAATCAAAAGACATCAGTTCCATAATGCACCTCTAAAATCCAAAATCTGGGTCAACAACATTGTGCAAGTCTTCCATTTTGCTTTTTGAATAGCGCTTATTTTTTGAAAGTTCGTGTTGCTTTCTGTCTAACTCAACTTTTTCAATAGTGTCAATTCCGTTTTTGATATAGCGTCTTAAAATCGTATTGATATACTTAAAGTTGATTTTATTTTCAAGCACAGCTTCTTTTAAAGCTTCGTTAATAATTTCTGGTGATAATCCGTCATCAATCCATTTATTAATGTCCTCAATTTCAAATGGTGTTACCATTCGACCTAGACATTGTTGCAGGTTGTCAAATAATTCTGCTTTTGTCATTTTTTATTTTTTCACCTCGCTAGTAGTAGCAGTAGTTTATTTATAATTAGTATTTATTTAATATTAGTAATTATTGTTAGTTAGTATTTATTAGGTGTCGAAATTCTAAAGTTAGATTTTCTAAAGTTAGATTTTCTAAAGTTAGATTTTCTAAAGTTAGATTTTCTAAAGTTAGTCAGATAATTCTTTATCAAGTTGTTTTTTGAGTTGTTCAAACATTTCATCACTGATTTTCCTATCGGCGCAAAACCTATATCTTTGCAACCCTTCTGAGCGTCTGACTATTCTTTTATAAGTTCTGATGTAATGATGTTCTTCAAGCTCTTTAATGCCTGTTCTAACAGCTGAAACTTTATCTTTTGAACGCTTAGCTATTTCCTCTGGATATACTCGCCAATCGTCCTTATTTCTCAAGATAACCATTAATATTCCTTTAGCTTTGAACGAAAGCTCATCATCATCTAAGAACTCATTACTAACAGCTGTATAACTTGATGTTGTATTCTTGAAAGATGTATTGCATTAATTTTCTTCCTCTCTTTCGCCGAAATAACCACGCCAACCATTTTTATTAAAATCAATTAGCATGATTTCGTCTGTGTCAAAATATTCATTTTCCATTTTCGGATTCCTCAAAATGTTTTATTACTGTTTTAAAAATGTCTAGCACTAGTTTTTGTGGAATATTTGAACGCTCATTATAAGATCTTGAAAAATACTTCCATTCAATCTCCTGTTTAATAATGTCGTTCTTTAAATTCAAATTGATATTGCTAGCGAACTTTGTTGGTTTCTGTAGCGGATAATCGTAATTGTTGTATCTTGTCATATTGAGATAAGGCAATTTAAAACCCATAACATCCTCAATATACTTCCAAATCCGACCACTTGCTGGGTTCTCGATGATAAAATAAGATGGCTCATAACGTTTGATAATTTCAATAGTATTAAATACACACAACTCACCGTTAACACGCTTCATAAATTGTCTATCATAATAATAATTGTTGTAAGCTTCCTCATAATCCTTGCTCGTTCTAATGGTAAACATGCTTGGTTCTTTCTGTGGAACAAACAAACTATCAGATAAATCTTCTTGTTTCCAACAAGCATTACCGTTCTTCATAGAGCTAGCGGTCGACCAACTTTCACAAGGTGGACTAGCTATAATTAAATCTGGTTTTGGGAGTTTATCCAACGTATCAAATAGCGTGTTATCGCCAAACAAACGCTTGTAATCTGCTAAATCTAGTTCAATGAAATGGCTGTTTTTATGCTCAACATCGATGCCAATCGGATAAACGTCAATATTTGCTTCTTTCGCTTCATTTAGCGTTTTAATCGCTTTAGTGTATGAGCCATTGCCGCTGTCAAAAAGAGCCCAAACAATCATCTTTTTCATTTAGCACCTCTTAAATCGCGTCATCTGGTAAACCGTGAGTACGGTTATATGCAATCGCATTCGCTTCCCAACCAGAATGATTTGGCTTGACCGTTTCTTCTTTCTTACGTGCTCGTTTGCCTAACAATGTCAATGTGATGATTTCAACGAACGCTAAAATTGCTACTGCGATAATTAAATATGTCATATTAAATCCTTTCTAAGCCTTGTCCAGAAGCTTTAAATTTGATTTTCAAGCCATTTCTTAATAGCTCGCTTAGACCAGCGCTTGGCTGGCAGTTCTTTTGGAAAACCGTCTGAATAGCGGTATTTTTGAAACGTGCTGTAATCAATGCCTAGAAACTTGCATGTTTCTGTGGCGTTCATCAACTCGTTAAACCCGTCATCTTGTTCGATTTCCAAAAGTTTGTTTAATGTTTCCTTGATCATGCCTTTCAGCCAATCAGAAAATTGTTGCATTACACTATCCATAATCACTCCTTTTTGGTATAATGTAAGTAAGTTTTTTGTGTAAGTCACTGATTTCTCAGTGGCTTTTTTGGTATAATCATCTCGAAAGGAGGTGATTATATGAAGTTGAACCCTGATTGTATTAGAGATGTTTTGTTAGTTGTTGAAAAGCAGACTGATTTCAATAATCTTGCTTCGTTCATCAATAGAGAAGATTTTGAACAGTTGCCTATGTACTCTCCGAACGAAATAATGTATCATATTAGGCAATGCGACCATAGCGGACTATTCCTTGATAAAGTTATTTACGTATCTGAAGGTTGTTTTGTTAAAGATTTATCGCCAAAAGGTCATGAATTTTTGGCTGACATCCGTCAAGATACTAATTGGAACAGAACTAAAGATATAGCTAAAAATGTTGGTAGCTATTCAATTAAGGCATTGTCAGGTATTGCTTCGCAAGTCATTGCTGATGTCATTTCTCGGCAATTCAACCAATAGTTTTAAGTACAATTCGGCATGGCTGCTTTCAGCTGTGCTTTTTAATTTGAAAGACTGTACACCTTTTAAATGCTCACCATCTAAAAAGATGTTTTTACCTTTTAACTCGAATTTGTTCGTAATTTTTTGTCCTTTCTATATTCGTTTTCCAGCTAGGCTGGTATAGTCCTAGCAGACCTAATGGAGTTCGTTTCATCATGTCAATTATCTATATTTCGAAGGTGTCTGCTAGAACTGTAGCAACCTAGCTGGAAAAATAATTTAATATACGAAATTTTCGTATTTTTTACCTAAAAAAATATCATCAAAACTAACATGAAATTTAGTCATATATTTTTTTAGCATTGCAATGTTGATGTTAGAACTATCGTTCTCTAGTCTTGCAATCGTCTGTGAAGAAACGTCGAATTCCTCTGCTAATTCTTTTTGAGTTAATCCAGCGGCTACCCTTAACGCTTCAAGTGTCCATTGCATATTCTCACCTCTTTCTAAAATGGTATAATGGAAATAAAAAATGATTGGAGAAAAGTTATGACAGCAGAATTGATTAGTATCATAAGTATTATGAGTAATGTTGCCATCATCGGTATTAACGAATACAGCAAGTATAAAACAGCCCTAAAAGCGAAAGAACTTGAACATCAGCTTACTGTTGAACATTCAAAACAACAACGCGCCGTAGAAGATTTTCAAAATTTCCTTCGAGCTGCGGGTAAAGTTACTGCCATTGTCGAAAAAAGAATCGAAACAGATATTTCTGAAATATTTGATTTTGACAGCGCTACTTTTGCTGTACTTGTCCATTTAAAAGAACACGAAAGAACTACTTTTTTAGATTTTAGAAATTCTCTCAAAATAAATCTCTCATATCCAGATGCCGACGATACTTATCTTGATGATTTAATCAACGATATGAATAAGCAATCTTCCGAACTAGATAAAAAATTAAAATCTCACAGAAATCGTTACTACTCCTTACTTAATAATTGTGTTGAGATAGCATACGACTATATCAATGTGTGAAATAATAAGCACTTACAATTATAACATCCACTAACATGCTTGCTATCAACAAGAAATCCGTCTCAGATTTTGTTCTTTCAAATATAATCAACTTCAGCATATTACACAATAGAGCGATTGATAAAATCAATAAATCCATTTTTTACCTCACAACCAACCATGCAATTAATCTAATGATTAAAACTAACAAAACCAAATTAGGAATTAACCCACCCTTTAGTTTGAATTCCACTTCTTGGTTTCCGTCTGCTGATTCATTCTTATAATGAATATCACCAAAAAGAAACTTCTTCCATTTCATGTTTTTACTCCTTTTCTTGCGAAGGTACAACTAAATATGTTAAACTATAACCACACCCCCGAGGGGGGAGGAAGCTTATGCTTCCTTTATTGAATTACCATTCAATAATGTTTTTGAATCTAAGCTTAAACCAGAGAATACTGATTTCGAACTCGAATTCTCTGCGTTTAGGCTTTTTGTTATGTTTAGCCATTAGCTGTACCTCCTGTTTTTGTTAAGGTCTATCTCAACCTTACGAGTATATTATAATACGATTTTTTCGTATTGTCAACATTTTTTGTCAAAAAATATGTTTTTTTCGTATTTTTTGATTGTTAAACTGTACTTTTTGTTTTATAATAATAGTAAAGAAAACGAGGTAAACAATGACTAAAGAAATAAATAGTAAAGAAAGAATGCAGATTATTGCAGATAATATTACGTATTATAGGAAGTTGAATGGGATAACTCAGAAAGAATTGGCTGAAAAAATAGGAATCAAGCCTAGCACAATGACTGATTA